CAAAGAACCAGTTTGTTTTGAAGCATCGTACTGGCAAAAACTAGAAAAACCGAGAAAGCAGAGAATGTAGGCAATGACGGCGTACATGTTGTGAAGTGATGAAAACCCCCTACTTGCATTCTGCGGGCCTGTTTTGCATGCCGGTACCCATCATCGTGCCGAGGGCCTGCTTGCATATCTCCGGGATATTCTGGACACGATCCGGATGGCAGAGCTTCATCAAGTCTCGATTGGCCTTACCACGCTTCTCGAAGACTGTCCGGACACAAGAATCCATGTACTGTTCCACGGGGTCCTCGTCTTTGAACCAGAAATGCCATCTAGTCCATGCGGGGCGTGCCCATTGCCGGGATCGACTCTTGAACCGTTGATCATCCATGACGCCTGCGTTTGAAGCCAACCAGTCGTACCACTTCTCTTTGCCATCATCTGCCCATGCCCGCACAAATGGTAGTGCCTCGGATAGAGACTTGTGCCAAATGTAAAGGAATGCGATTGCATTGACCATGCTACGCTTGTTAATCCAGAAGAATTCTGCGAGCGGCATGTAATAATCAGAGCAAAGCAAACCGATGATGATTGAGAGGACATGCCAACGAAGATCATGACCGAGGAGCCAATCTGCGAATATACCCATGATAACTGCGACATAGAGTTGCCAGAAGTAGATTTTACGACGGAAACAAGCTGCACCGAGGAACGACATCAGAAGAGACATCGTGTAGTACTCGTGAAGGATTAGAGCGCGAAGGCACGTGAAACTGATGAAGATGATGGCGAGGATGAATTCGTCGGCGACCTTTGTTGCGTCATGGGTGAGATCAATCAATTCCTGGACGTCAGTGAAGACCAGCCACACCAGATAAAACCAGATGGCAAAGAGACCCAGAGATATGAGTGCCTTATGGATTTTAAATGAAGTGCCGGAGACGGTGCCGTACGCCGCATGCTCGACCCTTGCGCTAACAACACGTTTGTAACCACTCGTCTTCACACTGCGGAAGTGAAAAGGGAGGACGAGTGTGCGAAAAACGAGCTGAGTGGTCAAGAAAAACCACGCGGTTACCTCAAAGCTGAACCCAATGTACAATGAAAAGACCGTGGGCAAGCAGAGCAAGACGTTGACGACCGGGCCAAACAGGCGTAGGTAAACCAATATGTAGAACTGCACGCTGGCAATGATCTCCTCGACGCGTTTCACGACCTTGGCAATCATCCACTTACGATTCTCGTAGATATATGCTGCGATGATGCAAACGATTGAGAGGAGCGTGAGTTGACGGAGGCTGCCAAATATGCCCTTGCCAAGTTGCTTGTGCCACGAGAACTTGCCACGGACGACGACGACGTGATGGCCTTCGATCTTGAGGGACAAATCGGAACCGGTGCGGCGTACCCCAAACTTCATTGCGGCACGGAGGATCTCGTCAGCGCTCATGTGAAAAGCGTGAGTGTGATGGGAATTCCTATCGGCAGTGCGGACGTCCGGGTGCACATGGTAACGAAGCCTGAGCTGCGCGACGTAATTCATAACGTCTTCGATCGGAACGTCGGCAATGAAAGCGATGGCTGCCGGGGCACAGCGATCTCGCAGGTCTTCGAATACAACGTCATACCGCCCAGACTGCCTAATGACTGGCATAAATTCCACGGGAACTTTCGAAGGGCGGAGATTGGCGTAGTACGTGGCCGGGCGGGAGAGGTCGTTGACAGCCGATACGATGTCATGGGCGTGGACGTACTCGATGCCGTGCTTGGCCACCAATGCGTTGGTCAGTTCCTCATGTTCTAGCTCATTGCAAACCAACATGTGATCTTGGAATGCGATGCACTCGTTGACGGAGTTCTCGCGCTTGCTCATGCGCATGGTGTATTTTGCGAGGGCACGTGCAGGGTCCATGAACGAACGACCGGTTGACGTAAAGATGCGATTTGCGAAATCCAGGTACGGGAGGATGGAGATCTTCTGGGTGACGCCGGTCTCCTTGACCATATTTATCGCCGATTTCAAGCGGGGCAACACAGGGACGACCGTGTTATCGTCACCCTTGCCAATAAAGAGCTCGAACTTGGAAAAATCGAATGTGCATACCGAAGTGCCGGTGGACATCAAGAAGTTGAACAGCGCAGTGCCAGGCTCGCCGGAGAACAACCTCTCGATGACCTCGAACAGGAGACCAAGCATTGTCAGACCCTTACAGAAACGTTTGGCGCGAGTCATGAGATAGAGCGTGACGATGGTGTCATCGAAGCCAAGGAATGCAAGAACCTTACCGATAAAGAACCTGTGGACGTTGACGTGCGACGAATCCTGTTGTGACAGATCGATTGACATGCACTCCTTGGCCTTGTGTTGACTTGTGGCGCGAACGGCGTCATCAAGCTGCGTGCCCGAATAACCGGAGTCGTATATCACGCCGCCCTTCAGCATGCTCTGCATGATCTTAGTTGCTTGGACGATCAGAGGGCAGATCGTGGCATTGAGCAGCTTATTCGTGGCGAGGATACCTTGACCGCACTCAGCACAAAAACCAAAGGCCTTGAACTTGGGCTTGCATTGGCACTTCAGGAAATATTCATTTTGCAAGGGGCGACCCGAGTCGATAAACGGGAGTTCCTCGGCAATCTGAGCTATGCGGAGTGCTTTTGCGTTTCCGAACCAGTGCGAGAACATTGAAGCGACGGACGGGACCTTGACAGCAGCATCAGGCCTGATGAATGCGCTGACCCAACGATCAAACATGATGTCGGCAAGCATGAAGGCTCGCTTGTTGGGGATAGCAACATTTTGCGGCTTGGTGTACCTGTCGAAAACTGCCAAGACGGATGCAAGGACCTCCGTGTTTGAGAAGGGATAACCAATATGACTGTAGAGTGTGGGCTCGTGCAGGTCAAGCGACTGAATCCATTCTGGAACACGGATTCGGACTGCGGGATCAGGTTTCCGGAACCTAATCATGGTCTTGTCACGGGTCAGATCTGCGGGTTGCGGCGGCTCCGGATGCAAGGCGTACAATGCTTCCACAAGACCGGGGGTGATTATGCCAAGACATGGAGTGTCGTTGGCATCTTCGTCATCCTCTTCCACGACGATCGGGCGGCCAGCATAGGACATGTGCGTGGCGATAATCTCCTTGTCAGCGTTGAAGTTTTCGGGGATGTCAGCCTCGGCGTGGTCGAGATCGTCCATGGAGGTGAATGCGTGAGAGACCGGATCGTTGCGGGAGCCGAAGACGGTAACACCGCGGCGGACGATTTGATTCGGTCGAAGACCGAGGCGAACGAGAGCCTGAACGAGAGGAGCCTGGTTGCGAGTGCCGGCAGGAACGGTGATCGTGACGGTCTGACGTGCGCGGGTGAGGGCGAGAGCAAACGCATACGGATTTTGTGCGAATGCAGCCTCATCATTTGGGAAACAATGGATGTAGACATTGTCTGAATCAGTACCTTGCGAGGCGTCGATAGTCGTGGTGCCGTTGAAAATGTTTGTGTTTGCGCGGTGGAAGGTGAGGTGGAGGCCAGGGCGTTGCGCATTAGCGACCTGGATGTTGTTAACTCCCGGATTTACAGTCTGGAAAAGGAAGTTGGGCATGATAGCCGGACCAAACTCTTGACGGTAAACCGGGAGGGCGGCGTTGTTGACGATGTTGGTGATGTCTTGGCCAAATCTGTGAATTGTATGGCACAGAACCATATGGTCGACCGGAATGATGTCGTGTGAGAACCGAGCTCCAAGAATCCCGTTATACCGACGCTGGTCTGGGGAACCGAGTGCGATGGTAGGGATGTTTAGTGATGCCAAGGTGATGACATGCCCTGCCGGGAACTGGTACACCTCGTCAATGATGATACCGGTGCTTGCTCGCACGAGGTGGATGTTTGCAACTGCCTCGTCGAGCGTGAAGACAGCGTGCCCAGGATATACAGCCTGCCAATGTGCCTGGAGTTCATTGGTAGGGACGATGACGCAAGCGCCAGCCGGTGCGATTCGCCGTGCATGGGTGGATTTGCCGGTACCAGCAGGGCCGACGATGAGCAGGTCGAGAGTGGTCTGAGGGTCCCATTCCCAATTGTTGACTGCCCGTTGTTGAACCATGGACAATGCATTGACAGCGAGGCCGTTGATACCAGCCAATGCGTTGACCTGATTTTGGGCGGGATCGAAGACGTTAATCAAACGGCCACCGCGACGAGCCGCGATGCCATTCTGAGCGACAATCCAAGGCTCGCCGAGAATCGGCCAAGCCTGGTCAATCTGGGGGTATCCGATGCGGGCTGGCACGAAGTTGACGTAGTTAGGCGGTGCGCGTGCAGCCTGATCAGCTGGCGGTGGCACCACCTGCACGGGAGCGCCTAGAGCGACGCCATTAGTGCCGTTCTCAATCTGGATGTGATGGGGAAGGGCTGTGGTCTGTGCAAGAGTGCGTGCAGAACGGTCATCGACGAGATCGGCCAACCAATCGGTGATAGTACGTTGTGATGTAATGGTCTGTTCGTTGCGAAGATACGCGAGAACACGACCAGCCATACCAGGTTCGGCAGCTGCTTCAGCGCGTCGTGCTGAAGTGGCAAGCTCGGAGTTGATGGCGTCAAGACGACGCTGGCCGAGGGCCGACCTATGCATCATCTTTTGAACGTCCACGGCAGCAGCCATGGCAACGGAGATGCATTGGTCGGTCGTCAGCACCCAGCGGTCGGTGAACTTGTCGTCTCCGAGGACAATTGCCGGTGTGAGGACTGACACACGTTCGAGTGCTGCCTTGAAAAGGTTGGCAGCGAACTTGTCGTGATGAGTGGTCAAGTATCGAGTGAGCCGATCGTAGTGTGATGCCGATGTGATGAAATCTGGGATGCCCGCAACATCACCAGGGATGAACGAATACTTATCCAGCATGGTGCGGACCAACATTGGATAATTACTCGACCCAGCTTCATCGCCGGCGAGAGTGAACCGGAAACACAAAGCCGAGCCGAATTGAAAGAGGACTTCTGCGAACAACGGATAGTCCTGGAAACCGCTCATCCATGTCTTAAGGCGAGCGAGATCATGGGTGTAACCAGCATCGCCGAAACCGGGGTTGCATTGGGCCCGCTCACGACCGGGCTCACCAACGATTTTCCACATTGCGCCGGTGTCGACCTCTTGGAATGAATCGACGTAGTCCAAGCCGATGGGAACCTCGATATTGACGATGGCCGTTGACGCACCATGGGAACGCATGGCTTGGACCAAGGTGGCCGGCGTATCGTCCTGTAAAGAGAAGGACGAGTAGAGCACTCGTGCCTGGACCTGGCAGTTTTGACCTAGGTTATTGCACATCCAGATCGGATTGGGGTATTGACCATTACCGCGAGCGAGGAGATCCTGCATGTGAGGATGGTTTGGGTTCTTGGAGACAATTTGAGCACCAATGATCTCCCTTGACCTGTCGCGAGCATCAACACGAGGTGAGCAGTTGTGAGCTGCGCACTGATCTTGACGGGCTGCCATACGAGTGAGTGAAGGTCCTAGCTCGCAGATGTTCTCTGCACCATAAGTATCGAAGACATACTTGTCGGTGAGTCGGCGGAAGGTATCGAGGGCCGGGTGGGTGGAGGATGCCCCGGAAGTGTCTAGCTGGTAACGGCCGAACAGTGCGAAGAGTGCCTTTGAGGCGCCGATGGACAGGTTTCGAGGAACGCGAACCGATGGTATTTGAGAAATCTGGTTGATTACTCCCGTAATGATACTCGAAAACTGAGTGTCATACGCGTCGGCTGACACCGTGCCGGCCTCTTTGGGGAGGGGGAACAGTGATAGCGACGATGGGAAAAGCCGTCCGAACACCCCAGAACTACGCTGGGCCATGCTAAGCAAGGGTCGCGAGATATCAAGCGGTACCCAAGAGACTACGAGGAAAGTGGTGTGGTTGTAAGAACACTCTGAAGGTCAGTCCGAGGTAATCCTAGTGACGAGGACGAGCCTAGGTCAAGGGATTACGGTCGGGTGAGCTGGTTCAGG